TATTGTGACCTGCATATATAATTTTGTTAGAACTATAATTAATTCCTAAATTATCTCCATCTGTTAAAAATACAAAGTCTTCAACAGAACATGGAATAGATTTAACTGTACCATCAAATCTAAAAAATCCACCCGTATCTCCCATCCAATACACAGCACCTTGCGCGTACACAGCTGAGTGTTGACTCATACATCCACAGTTTACACCTACTTGTCTAACGGAGAATGTAAAAGGTGGACCTACAAATTGAACAACATATGCAGAGGTATCTGTCAAAATTAAAACATAGTCTTTACCAGCAACAGCTGCCCGAATCTCGCTACCGGAATCTAGTCTAAATGTACCTGCAGTATTAGTTGCCGTAGGTGCATATGTATTTAAATCTTCTTGATTTGAGAATCTCACAAACATTGGATCTTGTGAAGTTGCATCTGTAAGATCAGTCAATGTTCCAAGATGAAATAAATGTCTATCTCTATCTGACACAATAGTTTGTACAGATCTACTAGGATTATTTGTGGTAGCAAATCCTGATGTAGTTTGAGAAGCTCTTTTAGTTCTTGGATTAGAAGCACCCGCATTCCATGTAAAAGTTCTACCGTTGTGAATAGTTGCAACTAAAACCTGTCCATAATTATCCAAAGACCATTGACCTGGATCTAATATAACAGAGGAAGTTGATGCAGGAGTTCCCCACGTAGAACTGCCCCATGTTGATATACCCCAACCATAACCAAATGTTTGAATTGTTGGACCTACTTGAAAATAAGGATCAATTGTTATTGTTCCACCGGCTGTAACTCCAGTTCCTGTTTCAGCTGAAGGTATTATAATTTCAAAACTATTAGCTGATATATTAGTCGCTTGTACTTCAAAGGAATTATCTTCAAAATCAGATGCAGTAAAACCAGTAGTCGGGCTTCCAGGAACAGTGACTGATGAAAAAGTTACATATCTTCCTGCAGTCATACCATGACCTGTTTTATTTATTGTAACAGTTGTTGAACTTGTAGTAGATGTATAAGTTGCACCCGTGATAGCTGTTGCAAGAGGAGTGATATCAAAAAACTCGCTACCATAGTATAAAAATAAACCTTGTGATGTACCTAGTGCTACATATTTTTCACCATTTAAACTAGAGAATGCATGTTGTGCTCTAACAACACCGGGCAATGTAATATTGTTTGTTGTAAGTTGTGACCATCCACCTATTTTTTCTGGCAGACCATATCTAAATCTTACAAAGTCACCATCAGTCCACTGACCTTCAGCACCTGATTGTGTAACCTCTTTATTAAAACCTGGTTTAAAATTTAATTTTTGTAACATAATTATCCTGGATATTGTATTGGGTATCTTATCACAACTAAACCTGCTTTTGCAGTTGTTTGAGGATAAGTTGTTGTGCTTCCTCCGCCACCTCTTCCATAACTTGCGTTATTGTAAGATGTGTAACTATCGTCACCTGCTGATCCACCTGTTGTGTTTCCTGTAGATCCATTTACTGTATTTCTACTTGTTGCACCTGCTGCGCTACCACTGTCACTATTTCCTCCGCCACCTCCAGCTGCTCCTTGGAAGTCTGAAGATGCGTTTCCACCGGCGCTACCACCATTGTCTCCACCTCCGCCTCCGCCTCCAGCTGAGTGTTGACCTGCTGATCTATCTGAACCATTTGTAGAACCTGAACCACCTGCAGTACCTCCAGTACCTTGTGCTCCGTTTTCACCGTTACGGTCTCCACCTCCACCGTCTCCAGCTAAAGATTTTCTTTCATTACCTCCGCCGCCACCGCCACCGCCAGCGACCATTAAACCTGTTGTTGATCTCATTATTGCAGAAGCTCCACCGCCTCCGCCTCCTCCGCCAGAGAAAGCAATTACACAATCACCACCTTCTCCACCAGTGTATTTCGTACCACTTACATTAATACCTGATCCACCAGATCCACCTGCACTTGTGGTACCTAAACTTCCATTTCCACCAGCACCACCTACACAAATAGATAAACTTTCTGCATTTAAAGGTAAGGATAAAGCTCTAACATAAGCTCCACCTCCACCGCCGCCACCATTACGACCACCTCTTCCTGGATCTCCTGCTGTGTCAGTAAAACCTCCACAACCACCACCGCCTCCCCATAGAAAAGCTTGAACAGTTCCTTGTGTTCCTTTTATAGATACTGTGAATGTTCCGTTAGAAGTGAATTTGTGAACTCTGTAATCAACACCACCAATGTCTTCAGTAGATTCTGTTCCACCAGATGCTGACATTGGAAACCAACCACCTGCACCTACTAATAAAGCATAGTGAGTCATGGTAGTCTCCTTAACTTAATGTTCCACCTGTGATTACAAATGTATCGGCTGCAACACAAAGAATAGTTGCAACACCCCTTGGTTCTAAATCTCTATCTGCATTTGTTCCATCTGTTGCCCAATACATAGTTACACCAGATCTATTTATATCAATGACTCCACTAGATATGTTTGCAAATATTGTTACAGTTTGACCTGCACTAAATATACCTGAAGGAACTGTAATATTTCCAGATGATATAGAAATTACTTTACCATGATCACTTGCTTGTAATGTGTAGTCAGTGCTTTTACTTTCAAGAGGAACTAATCTCATTTCACCTTTTTGATCAACCATATTTCCAGCAGTTGTTGTAATGTTATTTGCTGCTGTAACATTATCACTTATGGTAATACCACTAACGTTTGTAGCTGCTGTTACTGTGAGGTTGCTAACATTAATTGTACCATCTGAAGTACCACCGTTTGATACAACTTGTTGCAAGGTTGTATTTGCTAAACTAGATCCACTAATGTCAGTTACATTGGTACCATCCGAATATACAATATGAATTTTGTTATTAATTAAAGTAACACCTGTTCCAGACACAGTTTTAAATGTTAAACTAAAACCACCACGAGTCGTTGTGTCGTGTAAAATATAAACTTTTTCTATACTATCTGGTATAGTAACTGTAGTATTAGCTGTTAAAGTTCCTGTAAATTTAAGAACCATATTTTTACCATTTGATAAAGCACCATTGGTAACTGCTAATGCAGCAGAAGTGGTTGTTATATTATATGAATCATAACCAGATATAGCTTGTTCTAAAATCTGTAAATTTGTATTAGTGATTTGACCCCATGTGTTGGCATTTTCACCTGTAGTTTGTATTGTAAACTTTACATTATTTGATGTAGTATTTGGCATATTATTTCTCCAATTTTATTGTTTTATTAGATTTATGCAGCAGTGTCAACTTCTGTCCATGGGTTAGAAGAACCTTGATTTACCTCAGTCCATGTAGAGGTAGAACCTTGGGGAACCTCTGTCCAAGTAGCTAAATCTCCTTGTGGTACATTACTCCATTGTACTAATGCGTTTCCTACACTTGCAGACAATGTAACTCCTGTTGGGCTTACATTTGCATCTGCCGTAACTGTTACTGATCCATCTGAAAGTGTTGCTTCTTGACCTGTTAAAAATACGTTAGCATCTCCTGCAATAACTGTTCCAACAGCTAAAGAAGCTGTCATTCCAATTCCAACTACTGTTGCATCAGGAGCTGGATCTACTATTCCTAAATTAGAATTTAATATTTCTCCTGTTACAGAAGTATTAGCATCAGCTTTAGTTGTAACAGAATTTAAATTAGAATTTAGTAATTGACCTGTTACAGGAATATTAGCTGTACCTGTTGCAGCTAGTGTACCAGTATTTGTTGTAAGTGCTTGACCTGTAACCGCAACAACCGCATTAGCACCAGCTAATGAGGAAAATGGGGCTTCCGAAAATGCAGTAATCCCAAAAGCCATGGTTACGCTCCTGGATCGATGATGTTATTGCCTTCTATTGCGGCCCATTCTTGGATTGCTTGATAATCTTTGTTTGCTTCGTCTAGTGGTACTGAATAAGTAACACCATTTTTAATCATTTTATAACTATCAAATTCATTTGAAATTACATGATAAATTTTTTCTACTCTTTCAATCATAATTATAACTCCGCATCCATTTGAAAAAATCCACTATGTGCATATTCTATTTCATTAGCACCTATACTAGCACCTGTAACAGCAAAACATTTAGCTTGAATATTATTTGCCGAAGGCGTACCTGCATATCCAGCACCTGTACTCCAAGTACCTGGAAAAGTAATAGTAGGACCAGCTCTCATTGTTTTTGGAAATGTTAATTGAGCTAAAGCAGCACCAGAACCATCATTCCATCTAGCTACTACAAAATACTCTGCATCAATTTTTTGAAAATATCTATTACATCTTTCTAAAT